AGTATTTTATTTGGTCAATCTATTGCAGGTGCTGATAAAATATCTAATGAATTAGGAGAAGAATGTGTTGAATATCATTCTAAACTTGGTGCTAAACAACTTAAAGAAAACCTTAAAAAACTTAAAGACGGTAGAACTAAAGTTAAATATATATCTTCAGCTAAAGGTTTAGAAGCAGGTTTTGATTTACCTAATCTTCAGTTAGGTATAACTTGGTCTAGAACTTCAAAAGCACTTAGAGCTACTCAAACTTTAGGTCGTTGTTTAAGAAAATATGAAGGCAAAATAGCTTATTTTATTGAATTATATGTTCCTGATACACAAGATGCTAGATGGTTAGACAACTCTCTTAAAGGACAAAAGAATGTATTAAAACTTAATTCAATAGAACAAGTATATCAAATTATAGAAATGGATAAACAAAAATTAATATGAACGATGTAGAAAAATTTATAAATTATATATTAGTAAGTAAAAAAATAGATTTATTACCTGATTATATTTTATACAAAGAAAATTTTAAAGTAATTACAAAAGAAGAATTGTTTCAAAATGTTGCTTATATATACAATGTTAATTATTATGATTTTATAAAACCTTTAAAATCTAGAGAAAGAAAATCTAATCTTATTGTTCATGTTAAAGGTAATTTAGTAAAATGGGTATTAGATAATGGAATAAAAGGTTTTACTGTATCTAATATTTATAGAAAATTATATAATCAAGAAAGGCATCATTCTGTAGCAATTCATCATAGAAAAAAAGAATTTTGGGGTAAAGAATTAGAAACTTATACTGAACTTTGTAAATTTTTAGATGAACATGAAATAATATGGGAATAAATGAAGTTATTTTAGAATTAAGCATAGCATTAAAGAAATCATTGCCTATTGATAATTTAATTATTAAATATGGAATAGAAATGGTTTCTGATGCTATGCTTTTTATTGAACACGATAATAAAGAAACAATTGAAATAGAAGAAGATGAAATTATGCAAAGATTGTAAGACTCCTTGGTGGTGCAAACCACACAATGAATGTGAATTAAAAACTATTGAAGAATTAGAAGATGAAAGACAATCAGAAGAACATCAAAATATGATTGAAACTGTAATGAATAATAATAATGAATACGAAGATATTTAACATGAAAAACATACATATATTATCAACATCAAAACCAAGTAGGTTATTATATTCAGGTAACAATAAAAATTTGTTATTTTCAAAAGAACCTATTTCATTTAGAACATTTGAAAGAAGTCCTCAAAACATCTACATTACTAATGATGAAGAAATTAAAGAAGGAGATTGGGTTATAGCTAACAATGGTTTATTAGCCAAAGTAATAACTGAACTTACTTGGCATTTCATTAACTCTAAAAAAATCATTCTAACAACAGACCAAGAATTAATTGAAAATGGTGTACAAGCTATTGATGATGAGTTTTTAGAATGGTTTGTTAAGAATCCAAATTGTGAGTATGTTCCAATTATTCCACCTTTGTTTGGGCATCCTTACATAATTTGGATTGAAGGATTGAGTTTTAAAAAAGAACCTAAACAAGAAACACTTGAAGAATACTTACAAATATGTAAAGATTGTGGCTCTAAAGAAGTTGCTAGATGTAAATGGGTAAATGTAAATACAGAAGAAATTTATTCTGCTGATTCAGGAACTAATCTTGAATGGTGTTTTAATTGTAAAAGTGAAACTAATATTATAGATAAAGAAGATTATGAAACAAGAAACACTTGAAGAAGCTGGTACAGCTTATTCTGAAACAGTTACAGAGAATAAAACTTCTCACATGATAGGGTTTTATAATGGTGCTAAATGGATGCAAGAAAATAGTTATAGTGAGGAAGATTTAAGAAATGCTTATAGATGGGGAACTCAAGTTAATCAAGGAACTAAAGAGCATTTTAATGAATGGTTTGAACAATTTAAAAAGAAATAACAATGATTGAAAAAGTTATAAGAAAATCTATGCTTATTCGACCATCAGGTAGAAGTACAGATTTTATTAGCCCAAGTTTTGGACATGGTTGTTTATATAATTGTTCTTATTGTGTAACACTTGACACTTTAATAACTACTCCAACAGGGGTAAAAAAGGCTGGAGAAATCCAGGAAGGAGATCAAGTAATTTCTTTTTCCCTGGATACCTTGAAACCTGAAATAGACTTAGTGACTGCAATTGGTCAACGGGATATTGATGAACTTTATGTAATTGAAGTAGCTGGACAAACTGTGACTGTAACTGGTGAGCATCCTTTTTATACAAAGAATAGAGGTTGGGTAAAAGCACAACATCTAATTGAAGATGATGAACTATTTTGTGATAATCATTATTTAAACCAATAATATTATTTTTATCATAAACATCTATGTTGGCTATTTTACAAAACCATCTAGGTATAATATGATGATAATCAATATTGTTAGTTAAACCTGATATAGCACAAGTATTGTAGTTTAAATTTTTCTTTAACAAGTACCAGTCATTAGATTGGTACTCTAAAGAAACAGATGAACCATCTAAGTAATTAGGATTACCAGCACCTTTATATCTTTTAGATATAATTTTGCCTTGATTCTTTTTACCTAATCCTTGTTTTGTACAATTAAAACAATACCCTTGTCTAGCTTTAGATTTAGGTGATTGTTCTCCACAAGATCTACAAGTTACCCATTTAGTATTAGCAGAAGGAAGGCTTTTATCTATTAAAAATAAAGAACCTTCAAACTTCTTCATAGTTCTAAAATCTCTCTTGTAAAATTTACCAGCTTCCTGGAATGTTCTAAAAACAGGTTTAGATATTTGATTAAACATTTCAATATACATTTTTTCACAAATATTATTACAAAAGGATGTATCCTTTTTTGTAATTTTGCCACAATAAAAACAACTCATGGAATTAAACTTTAAAAAGATTACTAGTATTACAAAGATACACAAAAAAACAAAGGTTGTCAACTTTTCTGTAAAAACTAATGAAAATTATTTTGCTAATGGTATTTTAACCCATAATTGTTATATGAAAAGAAATAAATATGAAGGGTTATCAATAGCTACTAATACAGGAGATATTCTTACAGCTATTAATAACCATTCTTATTTTACAAATGTAGATAAACCTAATCAAACACATGAAAAATATACAACGTATGACATTTCTTGTTTAGAAGATTTTGCTTTACATTTAAAATATCATCAATGGGAAAAGATATTTGATTTCTTTAAACAACATCCTATAGCTATGGGGTCATTTGCTACTAAATATGTTAATGTAAATTTATTAGATTATAATCCTGAAGGTAAAATTAGAATTAGATTTAGTTTAATGCCTCAAATTATGTCTGATAAATTAGAACCTAATACATCTAAAATTATTGATAGAATTAAAGCTATTGATGCTTTTATAGATGCTGGTTATGATGTACATATTAATTTTAGTCCTGTAATAGTTGCAGGTAATTGGCTAGAAGAATATGAAGATTTATTTAAAATGGTTAATGATTATGTTGATTATAAAGATGTAGTTAAAGCTGAAGTTATATTTCTTACTCATAATGAAAATAAACATAAATATAATTTAGCTAACAATATTACTGGTGAAGAAGAATATTTATGGGTTCCTACTATACAAGAAGATAAAATATCACAATATGGTGGTAAAAATATTAGATATAAACATGATTTAAAAAATGATTTTATTAAATCTTTTGTAGAATTACATGATAAAATAATTGATTGGAATAAAATTAGATATATATTTTAAAAAGAAATAATATGGAAAAAGAATTTATACCATATCAGATAGCTCTTGATATGAAGTCTATTGGATTTGATGAACCTTGTCAAGGATATTATGATGTTGATAATGGATATAGTATTGGTTATGCGTTTTGTTATTCAGATAGAAAATCACAACCTGAGAATGGATGTTTAGCACCACTTTACCAACAAGCATTTAGATGGTTTAGAGAGAAGTATGGATTGCACCGACATATTTGTTACTTTGAGGATACTACTGTATGGCATGGTGATATTTATGACATCAAAAACGGTGGTCTTATGAATCCTCCTATGGAACTTACCAATTATAAAACCTACGAAGAAGCAGAACTTGCTTGTCTTAAAAAATTAATAAAAATAGTTAAATCTAAATGATTACACAACTCAATCCAATGATACCTATATTTAGAGTGTCAGATAAAATGGAAGGCTATGCTTTTCTTGTAATTGATTACAGTCAAGAGCATAATCTTCTGTTTACCTGTGCTATGGATGATGGGCAGATATGGACTCTTAGCAATCATGAAATTAAAT